TCAATGTTATAAAAAAAGGATTTCAAGCGTCGAGAGATGTGGAATCTATGTATAGCGATATCGGAAGATGGATGGGTGCTGTCTCTGATATCAACCAAGCAGAGAAGATGTCAAAGAATCCACCTCTGTTTAAGAAATTATTTGCTGGATCAAGTGTTGAACAAGAAGCAATGGATGCATTTGCCGCGAAAAAAAAAGCAGAAGCAATGGAAGATGAACTACGCAGTTGGATAAATATGGTTCACGGTCCTAATGCTTGGGCTGATTTATTAAAGATGCAATCTAAAATTAGAAAACAAAGACAAGAACAGATGTATGCTCAAGCAGAATTTAGAACTAGAGTAATAAATATTGTTGGAATAATTTTGCTTTCTACAGTACTTGGTGGTGTAATAATGTATATTGGATATTTATTTTATTTAAAAAGAACTGGAGAACTATGAGTTTCTTACACATTTTAAAGCCTGAAGAAAGAAGATTACTAAGAACTATTGTAAAGAAAGTACACCTACAGTATGTTCCTAATGAACATAAGTCTGATAGAGAAGCTGATAAATTGATAGCAACAATAGGTCCAGCTACAGTTGAACAACTACTCAAAGCTGGTAAAGATAACAACATTGACAACATTTAAATATAAACCTGACGGCAGAGTATTAAAGGAGTTTATGAGAGATGACTCATTCTTTAGAGGACTGCGTGGTCCAGTTGGTAGTGGAAAGTCGGTGGCGTGTTGTGTCGAGGTCTTTAGAAGAGCGTTGGCACAAAAGAAAAATGACAAAGGTATTCGTCGTTCGAGATGGGCGATTATTAGAAATACCAATCCCCAGCTTAGAACCACAACAATCAAGACCTGGCTAGACTGGTTTCCTGAAAACACTTGGGGAAAGTTTAGATGGGAAGTTCCATACACTCATCTTATAAGCAAAGGAGATATGGAGCTTGAAGTTATATTCCTAGCACTTGATAGACCTGAAGATGTAAAGAAACTATTGTCACTTGAACTTACTGGCATTTGGGTAAACGAAGCAAGGGAAATACCCAAGTCAATAATAGATGCATGTACAATGAGAGTTGGAAGATTTCCTTCAATGCGTGAAGGTGGTCCAAGCTGGAGTGGTATAATCTGTGATACTAACGCACCTGAAGAAGATCATTGGTGGCCGATAATGTCTGGTGAAGTTCCAGTACCTGATCATATTCCTAAAGAAGAAATCAAGATGCTTGTCAAACCTGATAACTGGTTTTTCTATACTCAGCCATCAGGTATGCTGGAAAAAAAGAATGAAGATGGCGACGTCGAAAATTATGTATCAAATGACAAAGCTGAAAACAAAAAGAATCTCTTAGGTACTTACTATGAGAATACTGTCAAAGGTAAAACAAAGTCTTGGATTGATGTGTATGTAATGAACAAACTAGGTTCAATCGTAGATGGTAAACCTATATATCCTATGTTTGTAGGAGAAACTCATACATCAAAAGAAGAAATACCAGTAGCAGATGGTCAACCAGTTTACATAGGATTAGACTTTGGACTAACCCCAGCTGGAGTTTTTGCACAAAAGGTAAGAGGTCGTTGGTTAATACAATCAGAGATTGTAGCTTTTGATATGGGTATTGTAAGGTTCTCTGAATTACTTAGACAAGAGATTGCAACTAAATATGTAAACTGTGAAGCATTAATATATGGTGATCCAAGTGGTGACTTCAGGGCGCAAACAGATGAAAGCACACCATTTCAAATACTTAGAGGTGCTGGACTAAGAGCAATACCAGCACCATCTAATGATGTATCTCTTAGAATAGAGTCTGTTAATAAATCATTAATGAAAATGGTAGAAGGTATTCCAGGATTTTTAGTTGACTATCGTTGTCGTCAAATCATTAAAGGCTTTGAAGGTGGATATCAGTATAGAAGATTACAAGTATCAGGAGAAAGATTCGCAGACAAACCTGATAAGAATATGTATTCTCATATTCACGATGCACTACAATACTTAATGCTTGGTGCTGGAGAAGGTAGATCAATCATTGGAAACAATAAACCATTGCGATCCTTTAATGCTAAACCTGAATTTGATGTATTTCGTCGACGACCAAAAGCGAGAAGAGAAGGTCTATGGTCACGAATGTAGTTAAGTTAAGATTGTTTTTAACAGTATATGGTTTAGTTATGTATCATTTTTGTGCGTGGCTAAAGTCATTTGAATGGAGTATCGAAAATTATGTGTTTTTTTAAAAGTCCTAAAATGGTAATGCCTGAACCTAAAATCGATCCTGAAATCGAAAAGCAAAAGGCTGATGAAAAGAAAAGACAAGAAACCGAAAAGAAAAAACAAGAAGAGTTTCAAAAGAAAACATCTGCTGGTAAAGTAGGTAGACGTTCACTTATATCAGGTCAATCAGGTGGCATTGGTTATTATGGGGATTCAATGTAATGGTAGAAGTGAACTCAGTCATTCCTATAAACACAGGTTCTGATAAACCAGTTGACTCTTTACTTAGAAGATATGAGAGAGCTAAATCTCACAGAGATAATTGGACATCTTTATTTGAGGAGTGTTATGAGTATGCGTTACCACAGAGAGAAAGTTTCTATGCTGAGACTCCAGGTCAAAGAAGAGACGATAAAATCTTCGACGAAACTGCTGTGGTCGGAGTTCAAGAGTTTGCATCAAGACTCCAATCTGGTCTTGTTCCAAACTTCGCAAGATGGGCTGACTTTGTTGCTGGATCAGAAGTTCCTGAAGAGCAAAGAGATGAAGTCAATTCTCAACTGCAAGGAGTAACAGATTATGTTTTTGAGATTTTACAGAACAGTAACTTTGCTCAAGAAGTCCACGAATCATTTCTTGATTGTGCAGTTGGAACTGGTGTCCTATTATGTGAAGAAGGTGATGCAGTTAATCCAATTAGGTTTTCAGCGATTCCATTACCACACGTTGTCTTGGATGTCGGTCCTGACGACAGAGTTGATTCCATATATAGAGAACGTCAAATCAGGGGTGGTCAACTTTTGGTTGCGTATCCAAAAGCTATTCTCCCAGAAAAATTAAGAGAAGTAGTAAGTAGAAATCCTGATGAGAAAAGAAAAGTACTTGAGATTGTTTTTAGAGATTATTCTAAAGTCAATGTTATGGCTCATAAATATTGCGTTATTGACCTTGAGACTAAATCAAAGATTTTAGATGAGCAGTATGAGGGTGTTGGTTCGTGTCCCATAATAGCATATCGCTGGTCGAAAGCATCTGGGGAGGTGTATGGTAGAGGTCCACTTATCAATGCCCTCAGTGCAATCAAGACTACTAATCTAACAATAGAACTTATTTTAGAAAATGCACAGATGGCAATATCAGGTATCTATCAGATGGAAGATGATGGAGTTATCAATCCTGATAATGTTTCTCTTGTGCCTGGAACTGTAATTCCAAAGTCACCTGGCTCTGCTGGATTACAACCTATACCTACTGCTGGAAGGTTTGATGTTGCTGACTTAGTATTAAATGATATGCGTAATAATATTAAAAGAGCATTATATAATGATATGCTTGGTGATCCAAATAAAACACCAGCAAGTGCAACAGAAGTTGCAGAAAGAATGGCTGACTTATCAAGAAGAATTGGTTCTGCATTTGGTAGACTTCAAGCTGAAATGGTAACACCAGTATTACAAAGAGTTATATATATTTTAAAGAAACAAGGTCGTATTGAAATGCCGACTATTAATGGCAGAGAAGTAAAAGTAAGATCAGTTTCACCTTTAGCTATGGCTCAAGCACAACAAGATATAGTTTCCGTCGACAGATTCTTAGAGTTAGTTGGTGGCAGATTTGGACCACAGATGATTAACTTACTAATAGATAGTGAAGAAACTTCTATACATCTAGCAAGAAAGTTTGGTGTTCCTGATAATCTCATAAGAGATAAAGCTAGTCGTGAAGAGATAATTAGAATGACAGCACAGATGGCTCAACAACAACAGCAACAACAAATGGTGCAAGAAGAATGAAGAAAAAAATAAAAAATGCTTCTGTTAAAAAGTCTCTTCTAAAAGAAACTTATGGAACTGATCTGAACCCAGATTATACACACTATTATGGTAGTAAAATCGGTTCAAAAATAGCTGGATTAAGACGTAGAGTTGATTCTTTAATGAGTAAAAAAGGTTCTAAATCAGAAATTATGAAGATAGAAAGAGAAATAAGTCGTCTTATTAATCTTGCTGAAAGTTAATGGCAACTCCAGCTTGGCAAAGGAAAGAAGGCAAGAATCCTGAAGGTGGTTTAAATGCAAAAGGTCGTGCTTCTTACAATGCCAGAGGTGGCAATCTTAAACCTCCAGTATCTAAAGAACAAGCTAAGAAAAGTCCAAAGTCAGCAAGTAGACGAAAAAGTTTTTGTGCTAGGATG